TGGGTGCTGCTGTCTATGATGGTCGTGCTGCCGTCTGCGCCATTGCCGCGCACGTACAAAACCACGTCGGATGGGATGGCGGGGGATGAGCCGAAGCGGTAGGGGTTGAGCAAAAACCCACGCTGCCGCGACCGCAGCGCGGCTTTGATATCAGTGCCGCGATGGATCATGCTGGCCACCCGATCAAATAGACCTTGAGCCCCTTGGCGGTGCCGTTGCCAATCTGGTCTATGTCTATCGTCATCTCGGCATCGTCAGCGAGTGCCGTGTCGCTGATGACTGCAGGGGTGGCAGCGGTGGTGCTGGTTTTTTCCGTGTTGTCGATGGTGAGCTTTGTGCTCAAGATCGTCGTGCCGCCCTCGTTGATATCGACCGTGAAAATGGAGCCGCTGGCCTGGGCCGTGGTGAGGCTGGCCCGCACGGCCACAAGAGCCATGGCGCAGGGCATGCGGAAGGTGACCTTTGCCGCACCAGTGGTCAGCGCCGTGGACTCGTCCGAGCATGCGATGGGGATGATGAGCGGGGCGCGCTTGACCCATGCGGGGGCGCCGGATGCCATGCCAAGCACGTCAATGGTGTTTGTTCCAGCTGCAAGCCTGGAGGGCTCTCCAGCAGCGCCGCCAATGATGATGTCACCGGCTGTGGTCATGGGGTTGGACATGCCGCCGCCCGACAGCCGCGTATCGTTACCCTTCACCACCTCATCCGCCGCCGCATTGCCTGAAGCCGCAACATTCAGCGCCGCCGCCGTACCAAACGTGGGCTTGCCGCTCAGGTCGGCATAGGCGCCCGAGAAGCTGGATGTGCCTGCCCCGATGGCAGCGCGGGCGGCTGCGGCGTCTGCACCGGCTGCGATGACGGCAGGCTTGCCGGTGATGTCAGCCCACAAAACTTCTACACCAGCGCCGATCTCTTGCCACGTCACAGGGCTGTGACTGGTCAGCATCCATTGGCTGTTGTCGTTTTGCTGAAGGCAGTATTTGCCCACGTCCGTAGAGACTGGCGTGAGGGCTGCGCGGGCGGTGGCATCGGCCACGACCCAAGAATGGGGGGCGTGGATATGCTGCGGCGAGATGGCCGCGTGTTGTTGGTTGGCCATGGCTTTACGCGAAGTTGATAAGTTGAGTGCCGGGCTCGAAGCGCAGCGGAGTGCCGCCTGCGTTCGCGGTCTTGGGGACGTCGAGCGACGACCAGAAAAGAAAGTTGCCGCCTGTGCTGGCGTCTCTCATTGCCTGTGCGACAACAGTCCCCCAGTCCGCTGTGCGCGCTGGGTAGATCAATGCGTTGTTGTTGCTGATGCTTCCGCCAGTCCCGGTGGACGCGGTGGTGCTGCCCGGGCCTTGCGTACCCGACCAAGACGCCATCGTTGAGGGGATGGCAAGCCGAAGATAGCCGCCGCCTGAAACCTCCGTGCCACCGCCTGCATTGGTCGGAGCGCTGGTGAGCAAGCACTGGTGCATGCTGGCCGGCATGACAAACGACTGCATCCGCCAGACGAGGTCAATCAGCTTGTTGGAGAAGTAGTCCGAGAGCCCGCCCGTGAGGCCGAGCGTCCACACAACCGATCCAGCGGCAAGAGACACAGGGTCGCCATCCGACACGACCAGCGGCGAATCGTCGGGTGTGTTGGCGTATGCAAACAACTCACCGTCAGTGAACAACCCCACATGCGTGACCGTTGCACTCCCGCCCGCCCCTACCGTCCCGAAGTCGATCGCCGCGTTGTTGCTCGTCTGGTGGCTTGTCCCGGTAGACGCAAGGGTCGAGCCTGCGAACTGCGTGCCACTCCATGCAAGTAGTGACCGCGCCACCGTCTGCCGTGCGTAGCCCGTCCATGCCGCTTCGGTGTAGCTGCTATCACTGACCGCTGTTAAAAGCCCAAGCTGAAACGAAGAAGCCAGGGAGATGCCCTGGCCTCTGATGAAGTCGGCGAGTAAGTTCTCGCCTAAGTTGGTTAGCTGACTCAATTGCCACCCCCTCCGGTGTTGTTTGCGATTTGCAATGTGATGAGCGAGCTGGCTTGCACGAGCCCGGTTGAGATTTCCCGGATCTCCAGCGTGAAAGGCGCGCTAAAGAAACGGTCATTGCCTGCGCTGCTGAGCGCGTAGGACACATCGGCGGTGAGTGGGAACCATGTCCCGAATTCGCCGGTTTCGAGTGGCGGCTCGAACATCTCCACGCCCCAGCGGCCAGGCACAAACACGGCGCGCACTTCATAGAGCGCGGCCTCTGCGGCTTCGATGGGGGTGCGGCGCATCCACTCGCCTGGGAAGTAATCGACAACCGTCCCGTTGAAGGGCGGGCCATCCGGGCCTGTGGTGCTCCACTCCAAACGACCGTCTGTTTTGACGGTGATGGCGGCGCGGTCGTAGCCGCTGATTTCGTGGTTTGTGAGCGTGACGATGTTTGGCCCAACGGGGCCTGGATCAACACCACCACCGCCGCCAGAATCTCCGTCACCTGGGTCAACGGGGTCTTGGATTTCCCCCGGTGCAGGCAATAGGTGGTTGTCCACCGCATGCACGCGGTTGTCTTCGATCACTGACGAGAGCGTGTAGATGGGCGCGCCGTCTTCATTGCGCCCTTGAGGGGTGACGGCCAGCAGCTTGACGATCAACGAATGCACGTCATCGGGGCCAAACACATAGCGCGGGCGCTCGGTGCCGGCATCGTTCAGACGCATGGCGAAGTCCAGCGGCTCTGCCAGCGTCACGTCGAACTGCGTCGGGCCGGGCGTGCATGCAATGGGGTCAGTCACCGAGCCATCGGGCCGCATAACGCGGATGCGGTGTGTTGCTGCGCCCGTCCACTGGACTGGTTCGGTCAGGCCTGCTACGCGGGTTGCCTCGTCGTAGAAAGCTACGTCCCCGCTTTGTGCGTACGACTGGAGCGCCGGGGCGAACACCACCGGCGCCCCGAACGTTGCCAAGGCGCCCTGCATCTCCGTCTGCCATGTCGGGTACTTGCGGCGGTACACGTTCGCGGCGGCTTGGTACAGCCCTTCACGCTCCGCATGCGTCTTGCCGGTGATGCCGGGCATCTGCACGCGGACGGGGTTCGCCATCTCCGTGACGCCAGGCGCTGGGCAATCGACCTCCAGCCAGTCCCATGCGCGGTTGTCGAAGTACTCAACAATCACGCCATCTGCGGTTTCCTCCGTGACTTGGATGTACTTGATTGAAGTACTGCCGGGCAGGATCGTGCGCGAGGTGTGCGCTGTTACTGGTAAATCGTTCTGCGCGTCGCGGGCGATGGTGCGGACACCGTTGCGGCGGAATACCGTGGCCCGGCCAGCCGATGCCATCACTTGGTCGGCGCTGAGGCTGTCGGTCTTGGTGTCAAAGATGATGTCGAGCCGGTCTTGCCGCGCTGCCCACACTTGATCCAGCTCGTGCAGCGTTTGCAGGTCGCAGCGGTTGTCGGGCAGGCCGTCCCCGTAGACGGGGTTCGTCCACTTGTCAGCAAGTGCCCAGGCGATGGAGCGGGTTTCTACTTCCGGCCCCCACCCTGTTTCTGGCGCCCACGTTCTCAGCAGGCGGCGGCGGATCACGCTGATCTTGCGCTGCGACATACCCGAAAGTTGTTCGCTTGCACGGATCTTCACTTCCATGTGCGTGGCCGTCGCGCACAGCGGCGCAGGGTTGTCGAGGTACGACCTCAAACCCACCCACATCATCTCGTTGAGAACGGTGTTGCTGTCGTCGAACTCACTTGTCCGAACCACCCGAACCTGCACCCGCGCGGGTTGACTCAGGTTGAAGCTGAACGTGCGGCGGACTTGGCTGGAGGTGGCCGCCGTGACCGATGGCGTACCCATCACAAGCCACGGCGTGGACGACAGGCCCCAATCGTCGATCTCTCGGTACTCAACCCGGAAATCGATCGTCTTGTTGGAGAAGTTACCGCCGCTGTCAGCTACCCCCAGCCCTTGGCACACAACGTCGATATCGACACGGTTTGCACGGCGCTTCGGGCCACACGCAGAGAATGCCCCGATGTACTGTTCAAACAGCATCGTCTGCCCAGACACTTCGGGCGCAGACACCACGGCGGGATGCACCATCGTGGGCGCAGTACCGGGCGGGAGAATGCGGTACTGGACATCAGCGAAGTTATTGATGTCCGTGTCCTCGATGGACACTCGTTCGATGTTGTAGTTGCCGTGTCCGATGCAGAACAGCGCGTAATAGAACTGGTCGCCCTCATTCGCTTCGCTTTCCACGTACTCCATGTACGGCTGGGCGGCAAAGTCGGGGTACTGCAACATGCGCCCATATCCGACAGGGATGGGGCCACCTAGGCGGGCCTGGTTGCCTGAGAGCGCGACGTTGTAAGTGCTGGATTGCTGTGTTGTGCCTTGATTTGTGGGGCCAGACCCGCCCGGGGAAACCATTGCATTCACCAACGCAGAGCCAAGCAAGGTGATGCCGCTGGTTACTAGAGATACCCCGAGCGTCCCAATCGCAGCCGCACCATTGATGCCGAGCAAGGCAGTCGTCAGGTAAGGCGCAGCCCAAGCGATGGCGATCATGGCCACCATGGCGAGGATGGATTTCGACCCACCCTTACCACCCTGCACCACCACATGCAGATCAATCACATCGCCCGGATAGACCTTGCGCTGCATCCAGTAGTCACGCTTCATCGGCACGCCATTGATGACGCACACCCACGGCAAGCGCGATTCAGGAACCAAGTCGCGGATCAACGCTCCCGGTGCAATCGCCTTTTGCAGCGGCAGCACGCCCGGCATCGGGGTTGTGTAGACGTTGAGCGTGGACGAAAAAAAAGCGCCTTGGATGGCGCTTGATAGGGGGGAGAGTGCGTGGCTATGCATGTCGCCAGTGCTCAAAGTTGCGGTAGCCAATGGCTTGCACCTCACTGAATTTCTGGAATGTCACGCCAACGTCTTCAAGGTTGTGCAGCAGGCCAAAATGCCCATTTGCATGGATGACCACGCCGATGTGCTTGCCCAATGGGCCTTGCATCAGCACAACGTCAAACTCTTGTGGGTTGGTGGAATCGGTGGGGCGCCAGCCGCTGGCGCGGGACGACTCCCGAATGCCTGCGGTTATTTCTTCGGGGATGCCGTTGCGCACATTAACCAGGGGCAGGTCAATGCCAAGCTGCTCACGGAACACAGTGCGGACGAGCCACCAGCAATTGCGCTCTTCCGTCCACGGCTGGCCGATAAGTGGTAGTGCCCAGTGGGTCATCGTGCGGGGATTCCGGGGTATTCGCGGGCCGTGTATTCCTTTGCGGGGAAGCCACGGTTTACGGGGTCGCTGAAACCGGCCTCTGCGGTCACAGTGGTTTCGCCCACCTCAACACTGACGAGCGTCAGCGTCAGGGGCGGCAGGATCGCCGGGGCTGTGAGGTCGTCGCTCACGTACTGGCGTTCTGTGATGGTGATCTTGTCCGTCGAGCCCAACGCCTTGTCGAGCTGGGCAACCACGATGGACGACACACCATCAATCCGAACATTGATCGTGGGCGACTTCCCGCTGTCTGATTCATCCGGCCCAACTACGTCAACCGGGCACGCGATGAACTCGACAGTTTCGCTTGTTTCCAGCGTGGCAGTCAGTGGCACAAAGTCGTTCACGATCCGCACTGGCTCATCAAACAACGGATGATTCAGCTCATACGTGTAATGCATGATCCGATCAGCCGGGGCACTTGCTGCGGCCTCCGCATAGGCTTCGCTCAGGCTTACGCCATGTTGAGCATCTTGATAGGTTGGCATTAGTTGATATCGAATTGAACGCGCAGGGCCGTGGTCATGCCCATGTTACGCAGTTGACCCACTACATTCTCAGCCAATAGCCGCTCAATCGTGTATCGGTCACGTTGTTGACGGTAGTACAGATTGCCGTCTCGGGTGTAAGCAACCAGCACATCAGAACGGAAGTCAGCCGTTGGCCTCTTGTCATCATGGGTTACGCGAATCTCGGAGATGCCAGGAAACTCCGTAGTTGTCATCGCATTAACCGTCGCGTCGAACCACCACAGATAGCCCGTATCACCAATGGCATAAGCTACAGTGGGGCGCATGTTGCGGTCGAATGTGCCTGATACCGAAGTAACGCCAGACACATCAATCAGCATTTCAGAGCCGCCGGACAATGGACCGCAGTAAATCGGGCCACCATCAGTAGACCAGAACGTCCACGGCTGATAAAGAAGCCCTTGAGAGGCATCCTCAATAGCAATGCCGCCCATCTCGTAATCACGGTCAGCCGAGTTAACCAGGTTGTCTGGATATAGGTAATCCGCAACAACTGGCTCGGTTGACAGAGAATTATCAGGCATCATGTCTTGCGTGCCCACGAAATTGCAAAGCGAAACGTAGCCAGGTAGTCGCTGGTCTTGGCCACGGGCGGGTCGAATGAAACTTGGAATGCAGCAGGGGAACCGAAACTACCGTTGTACACCCGCCGCACACTGAATATCGCAGCGCCGATGCCGCCTGCAGCGTTTCCATCTGACAAGGAAAGATTTGCATTGCCAACCAGGCGCAGGGAGTTCCCCACGTACGCCTCAGCAGAACTCGAAGTCTGGGTGCCGATGTACACACCGGATGGCCGCTGGTTTATCGTGCCAAGCGGTGACGGTGCCGCGTAGCACAACAGCGCGGCGCTATTGTCAGGCTCACCCAGGGCAAGCAGTGAAACACTCCACAAATCACCACTAGCCACGTCAGTTGCGCGTACAACATAGTCGGTCATCACGCCGAACATCATCCGCGAACCCGTCACGTCGGTCAGCGGGATGTAGAAACGCAGCGTGTATTCAACGTCTAGCGACTCTGACGACAGCACCGTGATTGTGGTTGGGTTGCCACCAGCATCAAGAATGCGGGCGCGACTGAACAAGTTTGAACCGGTCGTAGCCCAACCCATACCCACTTCCGCCAAGATGCCTGCAGCCGCTCCCTCTGCAAAGCGATAGGTGAAGGTGCAACTCCAATACGGCGTGGCACCTGTCACGAACGTGTTTGTTTGCGCAATCAGGCTACCTGTGCCGGCCACGAAGGCATCCAAGGCGCTCTGTGTGACGCTTGCCGCCGACGTGCCTGATCCTACTTGGCAAGCACCCAGTGGAGCGCCTGTGCCGATTCTCTCAAGTCCTTGGTCTAGGATCAAATTGTCAAACGAACCTTGCTCCAGCATGCCGCGCTCGGGGCCGTTTGTGACAAGACGGAAATGCCCTGACATTTCAATTTTCTGTTTAAACATTCAAACTCCTAAAGTGAGAGTGCCGTTGAGGAAGTCGGCGGCAAGAGACACATCTTCCGGCAGGTAGTTTTCGTAAAGGATCAGCTCTAAAGGCACCAGCGTGCCGTTCAGGAAATCCCCACCCGCACTCATATCGTCCGGCCCCGTTTCAAACTCAATCAGGCCGTGGTATTCGTAGGTCAGCGTTCCATCGAGGAAATCGGCACTGCCCGTCATGTCATCAGGCCCGGTCTCTATTTCAATCAGGCCGTGGTATTCGTAGGTCAACGTGCCGCCGAGGAAGTCGGCGCTCGGCGCGAATTCATCCGCAGGCCAGCCGAAAAGCTGACCACCCAGATATTCAGCAGAACCCGTCATTTCATCAAGCGGATCAAGCGGGTATGGCCGACTGGTCAGAGCGACAACTAAATAATCCTTGGGCAGCATCCCGCGCCCGCGTATCTCCATCTTCGCAGTTACCGTGAATATGCCTTGGAAATCTTTTCCGCCGCCTTGGTATGACCAAGCAGGTGGTACCATGAAGCGGTAAACGTTGTTCTCATTTCCGCTGGGCAGAGGCCAGTTAGCCGCAAACCAGAAACCACCACGGCGCAACGAGCCGCGCCACCACTCATCAAATATCTTGGATTCTTGCGCGGTGAAGATCCATGTCACGTCCTGCGTGCCGTGGTAATCCCGCTGGCGATCAGAGAAGTTCTTGTTTCCTGGCAGCTCGGATATCACACGGCGCTCTGTCGGGGTGACGGGCGCAGCAGTGGGGCACGGCAAACGCACGGGGTAAATGACAGTGGTTGCCATCAGCCACTCACCACCACTTGCAGGCCACCGACACGCACAAAGTCATCACCGGCCATGATCGCAAACACCTCCGTCGTGTCCACCGCGCCAAGCAATGGGACATGGACGGTGGAGTGCATGGAATCGTTGCCCATCAAAACGTAGCCATTCAACGGAACGCGCACGGTCGAGCGCATGCGGGGCTCTACAGTCAGCACCGCTCTGCCCTGCAAAGGAACATGCACAGACGAGGAAAGCTCGAAAAGCTCGGGGCCTTCTGCTTGGGGTTCACCAGAAAACAGAAGACTCGCCGTGACGCGCCACTTCGGGCCGTCAGGGCTGGCGAATGGATCAGCTTTGTACGGCTCGACGAACCGCGCAGACCACCACTCCATGCCAGGGCCAAACGCTTTGACGCGCGCGGAAAATTCTCGGGTGCCTGCGAGTAGGTCGTTATCGAACCAGTCATCAAACCGCTTGGCCTGTGCACCGTTCAGAATCAGCGCCACCTGCCTAACCTGCGGCGCCGTCGTGTACACCCTGCGCAGGCGTGTGTGACCCGTTTGCATGGGCACACTGGCATACACGGGGTCTTGCTCTGCACTGTGCCCAGCCGCGAGCCAGCACGGGAAGCCTCCCGGTAACGTGATCGCTGGTAGGCTCATCCTCGTCTCGCTGTGCCAGCGCCCCGGTTCAGGCCGTAGGTGCCTTGCATGGCAGTGGCAACAACACCGCCCTGCGCAATGTCGTTTGCAACTGCGCCTTTGACCTGTTCAATCATCACTTCCAGCACACGATTGTTGCCCTGCTGGCGTTGGTTGCTCTTGGTCACAGCTGTACCTGCCGGGGTGGTGATGTTCAGGATCACATCGCCCATCGTCCCGGCGTTGCTGGATAGCCTGCCATCCATGGGAGACACGGCACCATTGCCGCCAGCCAGCAAATAGGACTTGCCGCCCATGCTCAGCATTTCGGGGCCGTTTTCGTTCACTTCGTACAAGCCGCCGGGCTGCACCATGCCGCCCTGGGCGCGGCCGAAAATGGAGCCCAAAATGCTGGCCCAGAAGCCCCCGCCCGAAGACCCGCCGCCGCTGCCAAATATCGAGCTAGTCAGGCTGCTGGCGAAGTTCTTTGCCGCAATGTTGGATAGTTCGTTGATGACTGTCCGAGAGAACCCCTTGATTGCGTCCTCTGCCGACTTTGTACCAGTGATGAAGTCGGCAAGCTCGTTGCCCAGAGAGTCCGTAAAAAGGGTTCGAAATTTGTCGGCTAGCGGGTCGGCGACGGATGAGAGCTTTTGTAGTTCCAGGCGGGCGCGGTCGGCGTTTTGAAGAAACACGGGGTTGCCCGATGCCGCCGCGATGGCTTCATACGCCACCACGATGCCCTCAAGCTGCTTAATTGCAGACTGACGTGCAGTGCCAAGCTGACCCAAAGACTCCAGTTCACCAGTTGCGCCCAATTGGCGGGCGATGGCGATCCGCTCTTCCTCAATCCGCAGGCCTTCCGTGATCCGAGAAATTTCGGAAGTCTGCTGGCCGATTTCCGCCTGTGCAGTCTTGAGCTGCTTTAGACGATCAACGTCACGCAACCCAGCTGTGTCGCCATTTGCAGTGAGCCTATTGATCAAATCCTTGTACTGCTGGTCAAGCCGGATCTTCGAGGCCGCAGTCAAATTTCCAGTCAACTCCAGCACGTCCGCATTCACGCCTGAAAGCTGATCTCTCAGGTTCTGCGCGGCCTTCGTTTCAGCAAACCCCATTTCGATAGCGGCCTGCCCAGCATCGCGGTACAGGGCGATCTTCTTCGCCGTCAGGTCGTTGATCTTGCCTTGCGTTGCCTCTTGGTCGGTGGCTTTCTTGGCCTTCGATTTGTAGGCCTCCAGCGCTGCAATCTCTTTGTCGTACAGCGCGGCCTGGGCGTTGACAGCTTCTTCTTGCGCGGTGCGCTTGCCAGCGAAGTAGTCCGCCGTGGAAAGCAGGTTCTCGCCGTTGTACAGGTCGAGCATGCGGTTTCGCGAACGCAGAATGTCCTCTTCTTCCTTGACCGCGTTTTCGTAGGCTTTGAGCTGGTTGTCCAGCAGCTTTTTCACAGGGTCGTCGCCCGCGCCGCCGCCGCTGGGTTTCTTGGCCGCGCCGCTGTAGTTCAGCGCTGGCAAAGCAGCGGCAGGTGATCCACCGGCAGCGGTTTTGTTTGCTGCCAACCGTGCCGCGAGTTTGGAGCTGAATAGATCGCGGTCCAGAATCCCCTGTACATCCTTTGCGCCCATGGCAATGATGTTTTTGGCCTGCGAAAACTCACCGCTGGCCGCAGCAACGGATGCCGCCGCCGCAGCACCGATGGTGGTGCCGATGGTTTGGAAAACACGCACAACCCCATCGCCAGCGTCAACAATGAACGCCAGCGCACGCACCGCGCCATCCGCAAAATCAGCAACGCCCGTGTTGCCTTTGAGACTGCCAGCGCCCTGACCAACCCCGAGCATTTCCTTTGCCACGTCGGCCAGAGCGCCGGTGAATGCCGTAACAGCCGGGAGCGCCTGCACCGACAGCGCCTGTGCGTACTGTGTCAGTTCAGCCTTGGCCTTGGCTTGCTTGTCCGCGTATTCGTCTGCCTGTGCGATTTGCTCAGCCGTGATGATGATGCTGCGCCCGCCCTGTTCGTCCAGCGCCTTCAAGAATGGCAGCAACTCAGCGCCCGATTTACCCAACAAGGCCATGGCCACCGCAGCCTTACCCGGGCCGTCAGCGAAGCCAGCCAGGGATTTGCTGATGGCCTCGATCTGGGCTTCGGGCGATAGCTTTTTGAAGTCCTGCAGGTTCAACCCGAGTGCACCCAGTGCGGCCCCTGCCGCCTTCGACTCGTCATCTACCCCGGTGAGGTTTTTGGTGAGCTTGTTCATCGCGTCACCAATCGTCGCCACGGTGGTGCCCGCTGTTCCCGCAGCCGTGCCGAACGATGCCAGCGCCTCGGCACTTGCACCGGTCTTTTCTGC